GTTAAGAAATGACAACCTTCACCGATATCGCCAATCGCGCGCTGCAAGTCCCCGGCACCCGTACCACGGTAACTGCACTGGAACTTGCAAACAATTCCACGAACGAAGCTATTCAGATCAACCTTGCCTACAATGCAGTTCGCAAGCGTCTGATCCGCATGGCTCCGTGGAACTGCGTGTTGAAGACGGCGAATCTGGTGTACATTACATCGTTGCCGGGAACCCCTGAGAACTCGGCAACGACCTTTGTGGGTAAGCCTTGGCAGTCAGGTATCCCCTCGCCGCCTTGGGTTTATGAATATCAATATCCGGTTGATTGTGTGTATGCTGCTTGGATTCCGCCGGTTGATCAAATCGGCTTTGGTGTTGGCATCCCCGCAGGTCCGCCGGTTAAGTTTACAGTTCAGACCGATACTTTTCGGCCGGTTACTGGGGTGGCGATTGCTGCTGGCGGCACTGGCCATGCCGTAGGCGATATCATAACTCTGCCCGGCACCATCCAAGGCAATGCGCCGATCGGTGCGCCTGCGCAGATTCAGGTTGACACAGTTGCAGCTGGTGTCATAACTGCGGCATCGGTTGTGAACCAGGTGATGGGTTCGGCTACACCCAAAGGTGGCAGTTATTTCACCACTCAGACCAATCCAGTTGCGCAGGACACCACTACAGGCTCAGGCATCGACGCAAGCTTCAACCTTACCTATGACCCGGCCAGTCCGCAGCGAGTGATCCTTACCGATCAGCAATACGCCACGTTGGTTTATTGCGCCGATGTTACTGACCCCGATATCATGGATGATTCGTTCCAAGAGGCGCTGGTTAAAATCCTCGGGGCGACGATTACCATCCCGCTTGCTGGCGATAAGACCCTTGCCAAGATGGCAATCGAAGAAGCCAACCGAATGATCGAAGAAGCCCGTGAAGGCGATGGTAACGAAGGCCTTACCATCAATGATGTGACCCCGGATTGGATCAGGGTTCGCGGTGTGGATTATCCGGATATCTATACCCAGTCGCAATGGGGCTTTAGCTGGGGTCCACTTTGGCCAATTCTCTAAGGTAAGCCGATGCCTCACATTATTGCCCAAGCAAGCTTTAACTCCGGCGAATGGTCACCAAACCTATACGCTCGCGTCGATCTGGCGAAATACAAAGCTGGCGCTGCGCTGCTCGAGAATTTCTTTGTGGACTATCGTGGTGGAGCCAGCACCAGAGTTGGCACCAGATATATCCTACAGGCGTATAAGTCCGCGACTCCGGTAAGGCTTATTTCCTTCCAAGCCAGCTTCACGGTTGGTTATGTGTTGGAGTTTGGCAATGGATATATCCGGTTCTTCTATCGGGGATCGCCAATCATTGAAACTGGCGTTGCCATAACCGCAGCGACCAAAGCCAATCCTTGCGTCCTGACCATCCCCGGACATACCTTTTCTATCGGCGACTGGATTTATGTCCAGAGCGTCGGTGGGATGACGCAGATCAATCAAAAGTATTTCATCGTCACGGCTGTGGCTGGCAACAATGTCACCATCGCTGGGTTGAATGGAACTAACATCAACTCGACTGGGTATTCCACCTATACCTCTGGCGGCACCGCTAGCCGAGTTTATACCATTGCTTCGCCATATACATCTTCTGACGATCTGCGTCTGATCAAATTCGCGCAGAGTGTCAACCAGATGATCCTCTGCCATCCGAACCATGAACCTTATGTGTTGACCCTTATCTCAGCCACTAACTGGACGCTGGTTCCGGTTGTGATTGGCGCGACTATATCGGCACCGGGCACCCCGACACTGGCAGGATCATTCGTCTACTTCCCCGGCGCAACTCCGACGAACTATTCTTACGGTGTAACCTCGATTGGCACCAATGGCCAAGAGTCGTCTATGTCAGCGGCCGCATCGCTGTATACCTATGACATGCGCACAGTCACTGGCACGGTCAAGGCTTCGTGGACTGCGGTCCAGGGTGCGATTGCTTATAACGTCTATAAGACTCAGGTTTCGTATTTCGGCGTCCTGCCTGTAGGCGTTCAGTATGGGTTTGTCGGCACCTGTAAAGACGTTAACTTCATCGACTCTAACATTGCTGCGGATTTCACCCAGACTCCGCCGATATCGAAAAACCCGTTCGTAGGTTCTGGCATTGACCATGTTACCGTGACCACACCTGGGACCTATACCACTGTCCCGACTGTGTCCTTTGGCGGATCGCCAACCATTGCCGCGACTGCGATTGCGGTGTTGCAGGTTCAGGGCGTCCCCACAATCTCAGCTGGCGGCGCAGGCTATACCATTGGCGACACTGTCAACTTTGGCAGCAGCCTTGTGATGTTGGTGACCAACGTAGCCGCAGGCGTTATCACCGCTTGGTCTGTCCAGTCGCCGGGGTATATCTCGTCCGGGTCTGTCCCAACTAACCCATTTAACCAAATCAATACCTCTGGCGCAGGTACTGGCGCACAAATCTCCGCGGTCTGGGGCGTGGGTCAGGTGGTTGTCACCGGTGCGGGCGCTGGCTTCGGCTCGGCTCCAAGTGTGATTTTCTCCACAGGCGCAGCAGCTGCCACTGCTTATCTTGGCGCGACGTCCAATGGCGTTCCGACGGTTCCGGGATTTGTTCAGCAGCGGTTGTTCCTCGGTGGACTTCTTGGCGCTCCGCAGAGTTTCTACCTGTCACGCCCGGGATCATACTTTAACTTCGATATCTCCCAGCCGTCCCGTGCGGATGATGCTATCTCGGCCACGCTGGTTTCGGGCACCCTGAACAACATCAAAGCGGTTATCCCGTCGAACTCAGGCATGCTTGTCCTTACCGACAAAGCTTCTTGGGTTGTGAATGGCGGCACAGCTGGTGCAGCACTTACTCCGTCATCGCTGAATGCCAATCCGCAGAGCTTTGTCGGGTCCAGCGATGTTCCACCGATTGTTGCGAACTATGATATCTTGTATGTCCAAAGTAAAGGTTCGGCCATTCGCGATCTGGCGTTTAACATTTACTTCAACACCTTCACTGGCACAGCCTCTGTGGCCTATCAGTATACTTGCGCAGGAAACTAACATGAACGAAGCACTTTTCAAGCAGCTTGCCAAAGACATCAAAGTCATTCGTGATCTGCTTTCTCGCTATGTGAATGCCCAGCACGATGCTGAATCCGAAGTTCACGAAAAGATGCGGCGATTCGCAATGTATATGCATTCCCTTCACGACATCGGAAACATGTACCGTGAGATGGGCCACCCGGTTCCTCCGCATATCGAACGCGAACTCGAGCGCCTCGATGATCGCCTTCGCCAGTTGCTTGAAGAAGCCCATTCCGATGGCAACACCTTCGAACAAGTTCGCCGCAAGATGGCTGACGATCCCAACAACCGGTGGGACCATACCCGGGCAATAGGAGTATCCAAATGAAACAGGAACCAAAGCCTCGCGCGGTGAACCCAGCCGCGGTAAGTGAACTCGGTATCCATCAGGTTCGCTGTAAGACGATCACGATGTATGAAGGCAAGGGGTTTAAGGCCCCGAGTATTTCGTCGTCGGTGCATAAGTCCGGTACTCAGGGAAAGCATGGAGGTAAGTGATGTCCAACACTCGTGACGGCGGCAAGCCTGAAAAGAAAGACCTGCCATATTCCCCGCCAGTTGGCCCTAAAGGCCAGACCCGCGGTCCCGGCATCGGCGGAACTAACCACGGGACTTCCGGAACTCAAGGCCGTCGCTAATGACCACGCTCACTGATATCGTCAACCGTGCACTTCAAGTCGTTGGTACCCGCACCACGGTGACCGACAGTGAGCTTGCGACCAACTCCACCAACGAAGCGATTCAGGCGAACCTCTGCCTGATCCCGATTCGCCGGCAGTTGCTTCGTATGGCCCCGTGGGACTGCGGGTTGAAAACCGCGAACCTCACCTACATCTCCTCGGTCCCCGGAACTCCAGAGAACACCTCCCCCGCTACCACCCTCTGGACCCCGGGGCAACCCACCCCGCCTTGGGCCTACGAATACCAATACCCGGTCGATTGCCTACGAGCTTGTTGGATCATCCCGGCAACTCAGACCGGGTATGCTGGGGGCATTCCGATCACCACCGCGGTTACCGGCGGTGCCCCCAGTAACTGGCAGGGACCTCCAGTTAAATACAAAGTCCAAACCGACACATTTATCCCAGTCACCGCGGCAGCTGTCGCAAACGGAGGCACAGGTTATGCAGTCGGAGACATCATCACTCTTGCGGCTGGCGACACGACTCAGCCGCCAATCGGAGCGCCTTGCCAACTCCGCGTTGAAACTATCGGCGGCGGTGGAACCATCCTTACCGTATCAGTTGTCTCTGTTCTCCCCGGAGATGTACACCTCGGCGGAAGCTATTTTGCCGCACAAGCAAATCCCGTGGCCCAAGGTTCAAGCACAGGTTCTGGGTCCGGAGCAACTTTCAATCTTACCTTTGGTACAGCGGCTAAGCAACGAGTAATCCTGACGAATCAGGAATTCGCTACGCTGGTATATGTCAGCGATGTCGATGACCCGAATGTGTTTGATGATCTGTTCATCGAAGCCTATGTTCGGATCGTCGGGGCTACCATCGCCAACGCACTCTCCGGCGATAAGAAAATCATCAAGATGGCGATTGATGAAGCCAACATCGCCATTGGCCAAGCCCGAGCGGTGGATGCAAACGAAGGTCCGACAATCAACGACGTCACCCCGGATTGGATTCGTATCCGCGGAATAGACTTCGGTACGCAGTATTCTGGCCCGTACACCGGTTTCGACTGGGGCGGCTATTGGAGCTCATTTGCTTGAGGTACGGGTGATTCATGGTTGATGTCGTCGTTCAAGCCTCGTTTAATTCTGGCGAATGGAGCCCAAAGCTTTATTCCCGAGTTGATCTTGCGAAGTATAAATCCGGCGCGGCGCTGTTGGAGAACTTCTTCGTGGATTACCGCGGCGGGGCCAGTACGCGTGTAGGCACCCGGTGGGTCATGCAGACCAAGCTGCCCGGTGCCCGGTTGATTAACTTCCAAGCCAGTTTCAACGTCGGGTACATCATCGAACTCGGCGATCAGTATATGCGATTCTTCTACCAAGGGTCGCCGATTCTTGAAACGGGTGTGGCTATTACCGGCATCACCAAGGCTAATCCTTGCGTAGTGACTGTGCCCGGGAACACCTATGCAGTTGGCGATTGGATTTACATTTCCAGCGTTGTCGGAATGACCCAGATCAACGCGGCGTATTATAAAATCACCGCGGTGGCTGGTAACAACATTACCATCGCCTATCTCGATGGCTCTGCGGTTAATTCCATCAGCTGGGGCACTTGGACCTCAGGCGGAACCACACAACGAATTTATACCATCACGTCGCCGTATAAGGTTTCTGACAACCTGCGTCTAGTCAAATTCGCCCAATCCGTCAACCAGATGGTCTTCTGCCATCCGAGCTACCCGGCGTACGTCCTCACTCTCGTAGCCGCAACCAACTGGACTCTGAACCCGATCTCGGTCGGCTCAACCGTCGCGGCTCCTACTGGCGTTGTCACCAGCACCAC